TTGATGGGTCAAGAACAACACCACTGCTCATCAATGGAATGTATGGGCAATAGAATGCTGGAGCATCTGATTCTGAAGAACCTTTGTAACCGATTAGGATCGGTGCGCTATCATATGAATAGCTGTTAACATAAATCTTCATAGCACCGTTCAATGTACCAACGAACTTAGTGTTTGTTGGAGCTTCGAATGTACCTTCTGTTGTACGAGCAAATGCGCTAGTAGTAGCAGATTGAAGAATTGTTAATGCTAATGGGCTAACAACAGCGTAGTTACCAGCACCACGACGTGTACGTTGAGCGATCAAGTTGCTTACGCGATTGATCTGAACTGCAAGAGCAGCATGCTCGTCACCCACGAATGTAGCTGTACCAGAAACTTGTGATTGGTCATAAGTCTGAGTAGCTGAACCAGCCAATGCAGTCAATGAAGCAATAATTTCTTGGTCAATCTCAGCTGTAATTTCTTGAGCCAATGCAGCCATAACTTCAGCTTCAACGTCAATACCTTGTTGGGCTTGTGCGTCTTGTGCTGACTCAAATGTCCAACGAGCAGACAATTTACGAGTTTTAGCTTCAACTGTTTGTTTCAAGATTTGGATGCTCATTCTGTTACCAGCTTGGCCCTCTAAGGAAGCTGTAGTAGCTGCCTTAGGTAGACCGTCAACTTGGTTACCAGAATAAGAAGCCGCAATCTTGAATGGGCTCAATGCCTCTTCACCGGCTAGTACACCAGCTCCAGATGAAGCATCTGAATAACGTACACGCAATGTGTGAATTTGTCCAACTGGACCGGTCATTGGTTGTACACCAACTAGTTCATTAGCAATGACAGTTGGCATAACGCGACGAATCACTGGAAGAATCACGCGGTTTAATGTTGCAACGTTACCAGCAGAAGTAGCACCAGCAGTTGGAGATTCCATCAAATACTTACGAGTATTTTCTAGTGTAACTCCCATTACTGATTTTTTAGTGCCTGACAAGCCTTCTAATAGGGCTTCTTTAGTTTCTGCCCAACGTCCGTTTAGTAGTTCTGACATTTAATTTCTCCTTAAAATTTTAGTCCAGCTAACTTACGAATCTCAACAATGTTTGAGTCGCTGTCGCTGCTACGGTTGGTGTTGGAAATTTTATTTCCAGTTATTTCTTTAGCCTCTACTAGTGCCTGTTTCTTCTGCGGAGCTTTGCCATTAATTACTGATGGCAAATACTTTTCAAAACTTTCGTTTAGACGTTCTGTTTTCACAGTCTCCATCAACTCACTCATGATCTCACGTTGCTCACTGTTAAGTGGAGCTAGCAATTCACTCATGATTTCTTTTCTTGTTTGACTCTCTTTAAGAGCACGGATTTCAGCTTGTTTACTTTCTAGGATTTGTTCAGCTTTAACAACAGCTTGCGCTGCTTCTTTCATGGCTAAATCTTTTAGGTCTATGACCTTGAGTAATTTTGCTGTTTCCGATTTTTCATTTAGATAAGACGCTTGATACTCGGAAGCAAATGCTTCGAATAACTTGCGACCAAAATCTTGACGACGAGCTGCTTCGATGTCTTCTTTCAATGCTGTAATTTCAGAACGTAAGTTCTGAGCTACAACACCTTCAACCATCTTAGCTGCACGTTGTACAAATTCTTGTTTTACCTTCTTGATTTCTGCGCGACCTTCGCGAACTAGACGAACTTTTGTTTCGGCTAGATCTTGTTTGTCTTTGTAAAACTCTGCGATTTCTTGAGCTAGAGCTTCAACTACGAAATGTTCCAACTTACCAAATTTACTAGCCATCGCAACTTGATCTTCGTGTAACTCTTTCACTTCAGCAGCTAATTGACGTGTAACAAATTCCTTCATTACATTTGATACAGCTCTTTTCTGTTGTGCTAACTGAACTTTCATTTCAGCTAATTGGTTACGATCATCTGCAAATTCAACAATCTCAGCAGATAATTGTTCAGAGATCATACGATCTACTGCTTCAATCATTGTGTTTTTGTCGTGTTCGTATTTTTGTGCAAATTCTTCACGTAATTGTTGAGCAGCAACTTCCTTAGCTTCGCTAATGCGAGCTTCGAATGCTTGCTCAATTGACTCTTTGATCTCTTCAGAAATCACGTTGTTTTCAAATAAACTTTTTAGTGCATCCAACATGTGATTCTCCTTATTATTGGAGTTTGCTTATTATATTCAATAAGCTCTCTTTGAGATATTTTTGTGCTTTTGGATCTCCTTTCACCTCTTGCGCTATACGCAAGGCATTTAATCCACCACGATTATTCATCAAGTGTTCATAAATTGGTGTAGGATATGCTCCAGGAGCACTAGGTTGAGCTACCATATCTACTGTGATAATCTCAAAATCTGATACTTCACCAGATCCGTCATCTCTGACGTTTCCAGATCCGCGACTTGAAACACCTAACTTGACTCCGCTTTCCAACATTGTCTTGATTAGTTGTCCCATTGGTGTTGGAAGTATTTTCAACTTCCCGTAACCATTAGGACCGTCCATCCACATATTAACTATCATGTGCGACACACGGTCCAGGTTAATTTTTAGATCATCGGGATGATCTACTTCCCCGAGAACTGAATAACCGTTTTGAATCTGATCGTTTAAGGTCTTGACAGCCTTGCCAATCTCATTCACAGGATAAACACGCTGATTAGCGTTACGTATACCGCCTTGGATACAAATCCCAGACATGTATAAGTTTTTTCCTTCTTTGTCATCAGACTCAACGATCATTTTTGCTTCGTTGAAACTGAGATTCTCTCGGAGGTATAACATATATTAACGTACTCGTGTACTAATTGTTGATTTCTTGTCAGTACCGGCTGTTTCGCCTTTACCTTTCTTCTCTGGACCGTGTCCAGGTTCTTGTTTCTTAAATGCTGTTTTACCTGCATTTGATTGTACACGGTTATGAACATTCATACCTTTTGTCAAATCACCTGTTGTATTTTTAGCTAGGCCGCCTGTTGTGCCGCCTTTTTCTGTTGAAAAACTTTGTGCAATGTTCTTTGCAGAACCGCCCATGTCGTTTGGCATATTGTCAATTGTTGACTTAGTATTTTGTCCGTTGTCACCGTGGCTGACAGATACTTTCTTGTAGTATTCCATCATTGGCATAGCTTCGTCTTCCATTCCGGCTTCGATGTCATGCATTGGCATGCCGTCACCGTGGATTCCTGGCTCGTTTTCTTCTTCGTGTTCTTCGCCTTGCAATAGTTGTTCAAACTCTGCTTTTAGGTCTTCTAATGCATCTTCTAAGTCCATAACGCGATCTTCGATGTCGCCTTCACCTTCGCCGTCTTCTTCTCCGCCGAATTCATCTTCTTCGCCATCTTCCTCGCCGTCTTCTTCACCTTCTTCGTCGTCTTCACTGCCGAAAGGATTTTCTTCTTTTTCACCGTCGGACTCTTCTTCACCTTCCTCTTCTTCAGAATCTTCTTCCATAGATTCTTCTTCCTCTTCCATTCCTTCGTTTTTAGAATGGCCGCCGATAGCGTTGTTAGCTTCTTCTGCTGAAAAGTCTTCGGCTAATAGTTCTTCGTAAATTTCACGTGATTTTCCAACAACGATATTGTGGAAAATTTCTTTTGCTGCTTCTTGATCTTCGTTGATCAAAGCTTCTAGCATTGCTTCAAATTGAGCGCGGTCAGTCATGTTTTTTTCTCCTATGATATTGGTTCAAGGCTGTGTATTATTTACACTAATATGTAATAATAGGTGGATAATAGGCAAAAAACGACTGATTTTGCCTATTTTTTTATTTATGCTGCTGGTGCAGGTGGAGGTGCCGCATACATATCGTGAATAAATTCTAATTCACTTTCTTGTTCTAAGATATGTGCTTCACTACTCTTACGTAATTCATTAAGTTGTCTAAGAGTTAATCTTGTTTTACGAGTATCACTTCTATGTACAAACCCACTGTCGCGGTCAGCTTGGTAACGCAAGTCGTTGGCGACTCGTCTAGTATCTGGATCGATGTAAAATAATTCTCTTAAAATCATATTGTATTTATGCAGTAGGTGCCGGTGCGGGCGGTGCAGCTGCTGTTGCAGGACTTGCTGTTCCTTCTTCAGTTCCAGGTTCTTGTTGCATGTCTGGAGGAGCATCCATATCTCCTGCGGCACCTAAATCACCTTCTATACCACTTGCACTAAGTCCTGCACTACGCAATTCGCCTGCGGCATCAGTAGTCGTAGGTGTACCTTTTCCATTCTCTTCTGCCCACATACGTTCGTTTTCTGCAATCTCTTCGTCTGTTAAACCTAAAAAGCGATTCAATGCAAAACGCTTTGACATAAATGGAACAGCTTGAATTGTATTAAATGTGTTAATACGTTCAGCATCAATTGCTGCTTGACGCGAACTTGCAAAATTCATCGGAGGATTAAAGTTTAATTCAAAAATACTAGGATCAATGTTTACACCTTTACTGTGCATGTATAACTTGAATTCTTCGTCAAATATATTAGTCAATAGTGCTTGCAAACGTTCGCAATACTTATTAAAACGCAATTCTTGAATATAAGCAGTACCTACACGGCCGTCATTAAAGTTACTTTGACTGTCATCTTGACCAGTTGGCAAGTAGCTACTAGGTATACGCAATCCACGGAACAACTTATTAGTAAAGTACTTTAAGTCATCAATTTCGCCAATATTCTTACCGCCTTCTAGCATTTTGACGTCTGATCCTTTGCCGTCTGCTGTCTTAGGGAAGAAATAATCTTCGTTAATGCTTAGAGGGTTGTATGCAGAGTCTATGACATTCTGTCCGCCTCCTGTTTGTGACGGAATACGACGTTGGTGGATTTCGTTCTTTACACGTTCAACAAAAGCCATAGCTAAATGACTGGGCATATTCCCTACATCAATTGTAAAAACTCTACGCTCTGGTGCACGACTTATACGGTAAATTAGAATAGCATCTTCTAATAATTCTTTTTGTTTGTAAACTTTGAAAACGTTTTCAAGCAAACTATTGCCAAATGGATAGTTATTATCTAAACCTTCACTTAAACTCAAATGTACAATATGTTCAGCATTAATAGCGTTTTCAGTCATTTGCAAACCAAAACGATTGTTGCTACTAGAACTATTACCGCTGTTTGTTGCTTGCTGTGGACCTGATCCAGGTGTAACTATTCCTCCGCCATTGTTGCGTGGATTAATATTAGGAGTAATTTGTGTAGCAACTAAGTGTTCAAAGTTAGGTGCAAGGTTTTTAATAACAAATTGTTCAGGTTTCTTGCCTTCGCTTTCATTTACAATAACTTTAATAACTTGGCTTGCATCAATATAATTCCACTTTTGATTCTCGGGATCACGAATGAAAAATGCATCACCATACTTAAATGTATTGCGAACAATACGGAATATTCTGGTATCAAATTTTTGTAGTTTACACCATTGCTGTAGGTATTCTCCAAGAATTTTAACTTCTGAGTTAGTGCCTTTGCTACGCCATTTAACCGCAAATGGACTCTTATTATCTTTTAATTTTTGTGTACAAAACTCTGCAAGAATATCTAATGCTGCGTTAACTTCTGGATCACTATCCATTGTTTCATATTGCTGATAACGCTCGATTCTGTTAGGCGAACCGGTATAAACATCAGGTAGATAGCTAGAATAGTTAGTACGTGCAGGTCCTGGACGGTTACCACTATTGATGCCGCTAATGGCACTTAATTGTCCGCTATTATTAACAGCAACCGGTGAGAAGTATTTTTTCCAGGTCATCTAATTTTATCCTTAAGCAGCTCTATTTCCAGAAGCCTTTGCTGTTGAATTAGCAGTATTCTTGCTAGCTTTTTCAATGGCTTCACTATGGCTTATTAATCTTGTTATACTGTTATTTAACTTAATTAGCTGGTCGTTCAGATCTTTCATTCCAATTTCATGTCCACCGGTACTACCTTTCTTATCCGCTTCTGCTTTCTTATCCGCTTCTGCTTTGGCTTTTGCATCAGCATCAGCTTTGGCTTTTTCTTCTTCTGTCTTTTTAATTTCAGGTTTTGGAGCACCTTCTGTTTTCTTTTCTTTTTCTTTGGCTGCTTCTGCTTCTCTTTTGGTTTTTTCTTCGCTTGCCAGTTCTAAAGGAGTCTTAACATGAGGTTTTTCTGTAGTATCTTTTGATTTTTCTTTTGCTTGTTCTTCTTTCTTTCTTACTTCATCTGATTTGAATCTTTCTTGATTTTCTTTTTCTTTAGCAGCTTTTTTATCTTCGTCTGTTAATCCGCCTCCGATATTACCAAACATGCTTTGCATTTGTTCTTTTGCTTTGGCTACCGGGCCTGTTATAGCATCATGATGAGCTTTTGCAGCATCTGCTTGAACTTTAGCCTTGTCGGCTTCCTGTTTCAAGATCATATCTTGTGCTTGTTTTTGCACGTCACCACTTGCATTTTTAGCAGTATCTAATAATTGTTTTGGATTCAAGTTTCCTAAACTTTTTTCTATTAATGTTTTAGCATCGTCAGCACTACCTGATATTTTTGCCATATCAGTAGTTGGAGGCACTATACCGCCTATCGCTTTGGTCATTTGTGCTTTGGCTTCTTCGATTTTAGCTATAGCGGCCTTGCCTTCTGGACTGTTTGGATCAACAGCTTTACCATTAATTTCTAAAGTAGTTTTAACATTTTCAGTTGCTTTTGCTTGAGATTCTTTGTGTGCAGCTTCTTGATCTTGAATGTTTTGATTTGTAATTTCACTAATTTTTGCCGCGGCTTGCTCATGTAAAGATTGTTGTTCTTTACCGCTGTCGCCGACCTGCTCTACAATTGCTTCTTGAATAGTCTGTGCTTGAGCTTGACCTTCTTGCCACTTGGCAACCATTGCTGTCTGATCAGCTAACCCATTCTTTTCTATACCCTGTAATACAGTTAATCTAGCTTGCTCACTGGCTAAATTTTGTTCTGCTCGTGCTTTACTTGATTCAGCAAATTTAAGTTGATGTTTTTCTGAATCTGTTAATTCTCTCGTGGCTGCTATTTCTTCAAGAGCTTTAATTTTTGCAGATCTATCAGCAATTCTATCCTGCTTAAATCTTATACTGTCTTCTGCATCTTTTTGTTCTGCAGCAATCATTATAACACTTTGTTCAGCGTAATTCTTTTTCCATTGTTCCAAATATGCTTTGTCATCTTCAGCTGTTACTGAAGATTTAACTTTACCTTCGCTTATGTCCGAAGCTTTAGCGGCGGCACTTGCACCTGGTGATTGTGGAGCACCCGAACCAACTTTATCGGCTGATACTACTTCCATGTCACCTTTTGGTTTAATAATTTCAGGACCTTTTTCACCAACTAGATACGGTGTGCCACCTTCTACATCTCCACCTCCAGCTTTTGCTGTTAATGGCTTCAATTGTCCGGTTGCTGAATTTGGATTAATTTTGTCGGCTACTCCTGCATTATCTACAGGTCTGTTTGCAACATCTTTACCAGTTACTGCACTAATAACATCACTAGCAACTCGTTGCGGAGCTGCTCTTTGGTCTGCGGCCGCACTTTCCATAGTTGCATTTTTTTGTCCTACTATATTAAGACCTTTACCAATTGCTTCAGCGCCTTTACCTGTTATAAATTTTCCTAATTCTATATTAACTTTTTCAAAGTTTTCTGCCATACCGCCGGCTGACACCATAGCTCTTCGGTTAGCTTCATTTAATAATCTTGCTGTTTCTTGGCCAGCATCTGGTTTACCTTGCTCGTCTAAACCTTGCTGTGCTTTATTGATTGAATCTCTACTGGCTTTAAGTCCTGCGGCAACATCGCCACCGTGCTCTGCGGCCGCGGCAAGTGCTGGTAGCAACATCTTATTACCATCTACCTGAGCAGAAATTGCAGCTTTTTGCTCATCTGTTCCAGTTTGAATTAATTGATTATACTCTGCACTTTTTTGTCTATTGATGATAGCAACTTGAGCTTCTTCTAATTGAGCCTGAGCAGCTTTCTTTTGTTCTTCTGTTTTAGCATTTTGCATAGCTAATACAGCTTGCTCATATTTTTTACCAGCATCGCCTAACGCAGCCATCTGAGCCATACCTTCTTTAGTACGTACTCCACCTGTTGCAAATTCTGTAGCAAGGCTTGTGAAACTTGGTCCCATGCCTACCATCATTTCCTGAGTTTTCTTATATTGTGCTCGCTGGGCATCGTCCATTTGTAGCATTGCTAGTACTGAACTTGGTTTCTTTTCTTCAGCGGCAAGGCTCTTGGCTAATGCTTCTCTACTTTGTCCTGTTAATTTAGATGTTGCATCTAATTCTTGTGCTAACTCTGCGGCACTTGCGGCAGCTTTTTCTCTAGTTGCAGTATCTTTTAGATTTTTATTAACCTCATTAGTCATGCTCAATGCAGTATATTCTGCCATCTCTTGAGCACTAACACCTGCTAATGTTAGCTGTTCACCTAACTGACTAGTTTGAACATCTTTAGCTAACTTACTAAAGTTCTCTGCACCTTTTTGTGCAGTTCCACCTAATCCGGCTATTGAACCATTACTATTTTGAATGACTTTAGTAAATTGTTCTGTAGTTACACCAGCTTCACCCGCCATTCTAACAAACTTACCAATATCATTATTTCCGATACCTAAAGTTGCATTAGCAATATCTAAATTCTTTTTCTGTTCTAATACTGCTCCACCTAAGTCACCCATTAATCTGCCGACACTTTGCAAAGGGCCGGGCAATACATTGACTACACTTCCAAAACCTTGTAAGGCAGTTTGGGCTACATCACTACCTTCTGTTAATCGTTTGAATCCAAAAACAACAGGACCCAATGCTTCTGCAGCATCGCTTGCTTTTTTTGTAAAGTTATCCACATATCCCGATCCGACTCCACCAGTTGCAACTGGCTTTGCTGAGGAATTTCCACCTTGAATGACTTTAGCCTGCTCTATTAACAGGTCTCTCATTTCGTCTCTTGTGATTGGATCACCCATAAAAAAATCCTTGGAAATATGCGTATATAAATACTACGTATTATATTTATCTGGAGCCCAAAATGGCGAATAATCCCTTACAACAATATTTTAGACAACCTAAAATTTTTATCAGTTTACCTAGCAAAGGTGTTTACAACAAACCCGGAACACTTACAGGCGATCCAATTAACTTGCCAGTGTTTAGTATGACTGGTATGGACGAAATCATCTTGAAAACACCAGATGCTTTGTTAACAGGTGAAAGTACTGTTAAAGTAATAGAAAGTTGCTGTCAATCTATAAAAGATGGGTGGGAAATTAGCATACTAGACATGCCATTGTTATTTGCCGCTATGCGTATTGCTACGTTTGGTAATACTATGACTGTTGACCATACTTGCAGTAAATGCGGTGCAGAAAATGAATACGATTTAGATCTTAATCTAATTGTTGAACACTACATGAAATGCAATTATGACAACAAAGTTGTAGTTAAAGATCTTATTATTAAGACTCGTCCTCTAAACTATAAAGAAAGTACCGAGTTTAATCTTAAAAATTTTAGATTACAACAACGTCTAGCACAAACTGATAATATAACTGACAGAACTGAACAACAAAAAGTAATTAACGAATTGTTTCAAGAATTAAGTATAATACAAAATGATTTGTATGTTCATTGTGTTGACAGTGTAGAGTTACCTAACACAGTTGTCAATGAACAAAGTTTCATTAGAGAATGGTTACAGCAATGTGACAAAGATATTTACGATGCTATTAAACTTCAGATTGAAAAGAACAGAGAAGTTTGGCGAAATCCTACGTTTCCAGTTAAATGCGACAGCTGTGGAAACGAAGTTAACTTAGCAGTCGAGTTGGATCAAAGTAATTTTTTCGGCAAAGCCTGATTAATTTATCCGCCCAAGCGATTGAAGAAAAATTAGTTAGGCTAGACAAAGAAGTTAAAGCGTTCAAAGAAGATATTTACAGAATAAGCTGGTATATGCGTGGCGGTGTTACAGCAAATGATTTATTATATCTGTACGGCTTTGAAGATCGAGAATTAATGTATAAGATTATTAAAGAAAACATTGAAGCAACTACCGCTGCCCAAATGCCATTAATTTAACTAGGTTGCCAACCTGGTGGTTTCAACATAATAGATAATGGACGTGATGGATCCCAAATCAAGTTTGGATTTTCAGGGCGTTGAACATACTTAGACAAGTCAGGCTTGCTGGAAGATCCAGTAGTCGATTGTGCGTCATCTGATGGTTTAGAACTAGTGCTATCTCTGTCTTGTTTAGAATCATTTGTAGTTGATGCAGGTGCAGAGTTTGAATCGCTTTGTGCAGATTTATCAAACCCAAGCATGCGTTGAAGTGAATTCTTAGCATCAACTCCCAAACTTCCTAATCCAGGAAATCCCAATTCAGTATTGCCTGCAACTATATCGCTCATGGCCACTGTGGCAATAGCTTCAGTTGCACCAGGAGTATTGATAAGGTGTTTGAAGTAACCGTTTGCAACCAACGATGCATAAGTTACTGTTGGACTTAGCAGTTTTGACTCCTTGAGTGCTCTAATTATAAAATTACCGTGAGTGGCCCATCCTACTAATATCAATGCACCCATGCGTGACAGCATCAAACTCATTTGCTGATTTTGATAAGCATTGTATTGTTCTTGGGTAAAACCTTTGGGCGGGCCAACTTCGAGATATTGGTCAGCACGTGACATGTTTTTAGCATAATCGCGAACTGGTTGTGCTAATTCGTACCAACCCCATAGTTTTAGTCCGCTTTCAACTACATTAACACTACTTGCCCAATCAATAAAGTCTCCAGTTTTACCAAATGAATGCATTATTACTCTTTGATTTGCATTGTTTATTAATTTTGCTTCAATGTTTGGATCAAAGTATCTCGGATCAATGCCGTTGCGTTTGATCACTTCTGCTCTTAGTACAGCATCAGATTTGCCTTGATTTGCTGGAAGTTTTTTTGCTTGATAAATTCCGCTATCAATTTCATTTTCCAGTTGGGCTCGTTTTATTTTCAAAGCGTCTTCAACTGGAGTTGCCGATTTGGCCAGTGTAGTATTTGATTTAGCCAAGTCAGCCAGTTCTTGTGCCGCCTTTTCTATAAAGTCTTTGTCCGGACCCATGATTAGTCTTTTAATTCCAGATTTTACTCCAACATTTTCAGCACCTTTAGCCAGTCGTGCTAGTATACTTAATCCATCTTCATTGATAGTGTTCTCTGAGATTACTTCATAGACTTTCATATTCATTATCCTATATGATATTTATCTACATATTAAAGAAGAACTTGCGTTCTTCTGTTCTTCGCTTTCGCTCGAACTTATTGTTTCTTAGAAGAAGTATTAACTGCGAAGCAGTATTAATATTATCCAGATTGTTCAGTCACACTTTGCCCGAGCAGGGCAAAATGAAAAACATTATCCGAGTTGAACAATGTCACTTAGTAGTAAAGCAATTACAGTGGCGGTCATCCGGTACCACGAGCTCAGTCTTTATATGACGGCAATTTAGATAAATCTACTAACACTTATCTAAATCCAGGGTTTCTCTCCCTTCTTTTTACCTTTTATTAACTCTATTCAAACAATCAAACAGCAAGGATTTTGCTATCGTGGTCCTGTCAAGGATACTGATTGAGCACTTTGCCGCCAAGCAAAGGTTTCCGTCCCTGCGATCCGAGATCCAGGTGTAAGGGCACTATAACCGCGCCAGTGCAGGCTTATTTGGCGGTTTTGAGCCTAGATTTGTTAGCCTTTGAGTATATGTGAACCATGTACACGGACTTGTATATGTCCGTTATAATAGTCATTTGATTCTAAAACTTTGCGTGAAAATTGTTCTCTAGCCTCTATGTAAGAGCATTCTGACTTACTTTTACAGTAAAAAAGTATCTCTCTTTTGAAATTTTCCTTGCCTAGAGCCTCTATATCTGCTGTTAAATTAGGACTAGAACCGTAATATTCCTTCCAGTCACTGTCAATTTTACTGCGGATCTTCTTCTTTTTCTTTGTGCCGTTCTTTAATTTTACAGTTTTATAAGTTGTTTTAGAGAATTTAGATAATTTTTTGCCTATGTACATGCGCCCGCTTGCAATGTTTGTTATGATGTAAACAAATCCAACACAATCTTCGGGCAATTCTTCAATGATTTCGTTATTATAATACCAGGACATTAACTATGTAGTTTATTCTGTCCCACTATCCCCTGCCTTTTGGTTTGCCTTCTTTTCTGCCTTGTTGCGATCGAGCCAAACACGATACTGTTGTATGTGTTCTCTACGCTCTTTTGCTATGATTCTAATTTGTGCAAGCCAGTAACGCATATGTTCACCAGCTCGACGTGTGCCTTTAGCTTGCCAATCTTGATTTGCCTTGAAATATTCTTTGAAAGCAGCCATGAGACGTTCGTGTGACTCTTCGTTCTGATAAGGAACTGGATCAACGTGTTTACTCATGGCCTTTAATTGCCTCTAATAACATTTTATTTTTATAACTTTTTATAAATTCTTCTTCACCGTCGAATGTTTCACAAGAGTTTAATGCTTGCTCAGCAGCCCATTTTATACGATAAAGGTCTTTTTTGCACTCTAATCGATAGTTATCGTTACGACCTTTATCTCTTGTAGCATCTCTAATACGTCTACACAGCTCGTACACTTGTTCGACAGTCCACGCTTTCAGCATTATTCAGTAACTTCCAAATCATTTGCATAACTTGTATAGCCATTCTCTTTAATAACCTTAAGAACGTTGTTAACTCGACCAATTAATTCATCTTTATGACTGATTAAGAAAATATTCTTCTTACGTTCACGTGCCATCTTTTTAAGAACAGCTAATGCACCTTCTACACCAGCAGCATCCAAGCCGTTGTCGATAAGTTCGTCAACAAACAACAAGTTAACTCCTTGATATAAACTTTCCCATACATCTCTAAACGCCCAACTCAATCCTAAAATAAGTCTATTGCGTTCTCCACGAGATAGATTGTCAAAGTCCAGGTCTTGTCCAAGTTGAGTAATCAACACAGTTAAATCGTTTTGAAATAGTACACTATGTGGCAAGCCCATCTTATCCAAATAGTATGTGAGTCTATTGTTTAGATATGCCAAGTTCTGATCAATAATCTTTTTACGTATGAAACTATCTTTGTTTGTTAACAGTTTAAGCAAAAACTCTTGATGATCTTTCAAAATATTCAATTCGTTTACAGTATCCCAAGTAATTTCTTGCATAGCAGTATCAGTTAACTCATCGATTTGTTCTTGATAAGGATCTGTTTCGACACTTTTAGTCATCAATTGTGATTCTAAAGTCTTTAGATTGTTCTGATGCTTTAGTGCTTGCTCTAAACTATCGTAATAAGTCTTAGGACGTCCGTTAATTTCACCAATTACAGCTATTTCTTTAATAATCTTTTCAAGATCCGACTCGACCTTGCTGTGATACTTGATTGCTTCTTCTAGATGTTTGGTAGCATCGCTAGTCATTTCTTCATGTTTAT